TGTTCGTGTACAGCGCCAGCTTGAACGTGTTGCCGGTGGACGCTGTGAAGTTGTGGACTGCTTGCATCAGCTCTTTTTTAAAGCTGGTGCACATAAAATTGCCCGTGAACGCCATGTCAAAGTCCCTTTATCTGTTTGGACAGATCGGAAAAACCCGCCTGCTCCAGTTTCGCCACGACCGTCGCACGGTCCTCTGCTGCAGCCATCTTAACATAGTGCAGGACAACCGCCAACATCTGCTCTCTAAACGCGCGGGCCTGCATGGCAAGTTCCGGCGGGGCCGTGTCAGCAACGCGGATCAGGCGATCAACGCAAAGTTCAGCCACCTGCTCGGGGCTATGGCCACCGTTGGTGGAGGTCATGACGCTAACAGCGCCGGGGGATGCTGATCCAATGAACATCAGGTCGCCCCGCCAGATTTGACGCCGTCGCGGTAGTCATCGCGCTTAGATCGCAGGTCGATGCCAAACAGCTGTGCCATGGCTTCCATGTAGCGGTTCGTGTAGAGCTGGAGCATATCGGCGTCCCCCTTGAGGTAGGTATACGCTTCGACGAGCGAACCATACAAGAGAGCGGTTTCGGCGTTGGTTCCGAGCCACGACGTGCCGGTGGCTACAATGGACGGCGGGTCGTAGTAGTAATGGAGCTCGACGGTGAACACACCGCTCGGAGTCGGGCCAAGGATGAAGTTACCCTCTGTGCCAACCTGATCGCCGTCGAACTGCGCGTAATACTTCGGAAGCCCCTGCGTAGAAGGGCCCGGGTAAGCCTCACGGATGAAGTTGACGTCCTTGTCGTACAGATAGCTGTAGTTCCCAGAGCCATCTACAACCGCCAGAGAGAACACGGACAGGAAGTCGGACGGACGGGCAAGGTATTGATTGCCCGCCGTCGTTGCCGCAGTAGCGTTCTTACGTAGCTCAGGAATCTGCACCGACCGGTAGATACGCTCCTCGGCCTGCTGAACGAACGTAGGGATGTTCGAGACAAAGCTCGTTTCCGAGGTCTCGAGATAATCCTGCAGGGCCTGAGTGAGCTCGGTGTAGTTCATCTGTTAGCCGTTCTTGCTGTAGGAGCCGCCTTTGGAGGCCGAGCCCATGCCGCGGCACTTACCGCCCATGGCCATCTTCTTGGACACAGTCCCACCGGCTGCCTTCTTTATGAGCGGATTGCTCTGCTCAGACATAAAGGACTTTGCCTTGGGAGCCTCCTGCTTATAAGTGTCGATAAGCTCGTTGTCACGCTTATAGCGTTTGTCCTTTTCGTCAAAAATCTGCTGACGTTTGCCAGTTGTAACTGATTTGTACTCACCCTCGCCAAACTTACGGCGATATCTGACCTTGTCGAGAAGAGTCGTTGGGACAGCCTCATCAAGATCGTCAGAATAGCGTTTTTGAACGCGGTCTCTCAGCGAAGGCGCGGGCTTAGGCGCGGGCTTAGGCGCGGGCTTAGGCGCGGGCTTCGGGGAGCGTTTGGGGGTGGCTTTTCCCGCTGCGCGGGCCGGATTGGGCTTGTCGGCCATGTTCATTTACCCTTTTTGGTGGTTGCGGATGCTTTGCCGCCCATGGCCATCTTGCCGACACCGTCAGCGGCGAACGCCGGGACTTTCTTCCCGCCCTTTTCGACCATCTTGAGCTTGCCGCCCATGGCTTTGTACACCAGCTTCGGCGGCTGCGAGTGCTTCATGGCGCGGTCAGCTGCGGCATCAGCCGCGTCTTCGGCTTCCTTGTCGCTGCGGGTGCGAGGGCGAATGCTGCCTTTGGGAGCCAACTTGCTCAACGGCTTCAAGTTAGCACCCGGATTGGTGCCCCCGGATGCGGTAACTTTCAACTTCGCGTTCTTCCGGCGGTTCGCCGCGTCGACGCCCATGACCTTGCCCTTCATCTCATTCTCCATCAGTTGTGACCACGGTCACGGTTCCAACAGACCCTACCATATCCTGAATAGGGTTCCAAACGGGATTCCAGCCGAACAACCCGTTGCCCGGAGCGTAGTCTGGGCGCGGATTCTGCAGTGCCTGCGGGTCGTTGATCTTCACCCGGCCTAGAAAGTTCTGCGGCTGATCTGGGTCAACGATGTCGCGGCCCACTCGGAAGCCTGTCTTGACGCCGTTCTGATACTCATAGACGAGATCAGAGAGCTTATAAGTAAAACCGCTGCGGTCGCAGATACCGAGGGCTTTGCTTCCCCTTGCGTATGCGGGCATCAGACACCCCCGATCATCATCGTGTTGAACGGCACAAAGCTGACCGAGGATCGGTCACGGTCCTCACCAGCAGCCAGCTCGAACTGCTCATCGTAAATCTGCTTAAGCGGCAATATGCGAGCCATGGCTTCGGGCTTTTTCATGGCGATGTAGTAAGCCAGACCCGAGACGAGGGCGGGCACGAAGCGCGGAGGGATGTTGGTGGTGTCTCCGCCGATACCCGAAGCAAGGCCGTCAATGCCCTTGAGGCGATAGTAGAACAGCGTGTAGCTCTGTGAGTTATCCGGCGTCGGCCAGAACGTCACCGTCGTGCTCGTCGGCAGGCGCTGCACGAACACTTGGGTCGGACGACCCGTGATCTGCTTGTTGGTCTGCTGGGCGTAGGTTGACACAGAGATGCGCTCGAGCGCGGTGTCCGTCTGGGCGGTGCCCGTCCCGGTACGCATCTGATGCTCGATGATGTCGATTGTCCCAGTCGGCAGTGTGTAGGTCGTGGTCCCCGCCACAAGGGCGAGAGTGCCAGACTCGATGGTGAAGAGGTTAAGGCCCCGGTTGGCCCACTCAAGCGTCATCAGGTTCAGAGACCGGCGAGCGGTCTTTAGGTCGTAGCCCGAGCGCATCTCGAGGCCAGCCCGCTCAAAGGCTTCCTCAAAGAGTTCCGGCAGATCGGGTACGATGACGGCCATGGTTTAGTCCCTGAATTTCGCGGTCTTCTTCGCGATACGTTTCGGCTGTGCCACGAACTGCTTGCCCTTGGCGGTGCCCTCGCGCTTGGCTCGGGTTGTCGCAGCATACTCTGCAGGGCTCAGCGCGTCACGTGCCTTCTTCGGGAGATAGCGTTCGCCGGTCTTACCAGACGGCTTACCGCTCTTGGTGCCCCAGTCCTCTTTCCCCCACTTGCTGAGGGACTTCTGAGCGGCGGTCTTCTCACCTGAATAACCGCCGCCCTTTTCTTTGTAGATTTTCCCAGCGAGCTGCATGGCGCGGGCGGAGTGTTTCCCGCCCATCTTGGCCTTGGCTTGTGCCTTAGACTGTTCCCAGAGCTTCTCGTTGGTGCGGCCCATGGCTACTTGAACCCCTTCGAGCACTTGGCTGCGCGGGCACAGTCAGCAGGATAGCTGCACTGGGCGCAGGGTGTGAACACTGGAGCTTGGGTTGTCGCGACAACACCCGCTACCGCGACAGTTTCGGCGGTGTCCTTTTTTGTGGGTTTCTTGCTCACCGCATCGTCCCTTTTGTGTGGCCCTTTTTGCACATCCCGTCGCCACGAGTGACTGCCCCGCCCTTGGCGTAGCCTTTGACCATGCCGCCTTTTTTCATGCCCATGGGCATGGTGCGCATTTTATCGAGCTGGGTGACAACAGGGAGACGGCTCGCCGGGGCGTTGGCGATCTGCATGCCCATGTTTCCGCGATTCATCATTTCTTCGACTCCTTCTTCATGCACTTGCCCATGGCTTTGCATTTTGCTGGGTTCGGACAGGTTGCGCAGGGCGCAAACTTTGGTGCCGGTTTCTTCGCCATCATTTCTTCCCCTTTTTCACGCCCTTGATAGAGCCCTTGTTTTCAGCGGCGTAGAAGACGCGAGCACCGGCCTCCTTGCCATACTGTTTGGCCATCGCGGCCTTAATCTTTTTGCCTTTAGCGTTCAGTGGCATGTCAGCACTTCCATGCGCGCAGGCTCTTATTGATCCTGCTGTTGGGGTCATTGGCCGTCTTGGCCGACGTGAGCTTCTTCTTCATCCCCTTCATCCGGGCACAGAAGCTATCTCTGCGAGCGCCGCCCTCGGGCTGAGGAGCCTTGAGCCCCGGCTTACCCGGGTTGGCGCGGTTATAGCTGGCGCGACCCTTGGCGTTCAGTCCGCCCTTTGGGTTCTTGCCTTCTTTGCGGGTCCATGCGGGGCTCTTAGCCATTTGACACCAACAGCAGGATAAAGAGGGATGATGCCTCGTTGTTGTTTGAGCTGCCCTGTGCGGTAGCCTCCAACGTGGTCTTCTCGGGGATTCGGATTGGGTACTCAAACGCGTAGTCGGCGGTTCCGTTGTTGACGGTGGTGATTGCTGCAGTGCGGCGAATGCCGTCCGCGCCGATTGTCAACAACCTGCCCGAGACCTGTGCCGAGCCGCCCGGCTGTCCTGCGGAGAACAGGCCCTGCGCCACGTAAGCGGTGAACCCTGCCGGGATCGTGTAGCTCCCGGTGATGCGCTGGTTGTAGTCGAACTTGATGAGGTCGTAGACAGTGGCGGGGACGCCAGTCGTGACCGTTCCAGTTCCGAAGTAGATATCGCCCTCGGCGGAGAGGCTCGAGCCAGCAGTTGCGACGTAGGCGTTGTTGATGTGGAGAAACGACTGCGTCGTCAGTACCGCTGTCTGACCGCTCAATGTGACGATCTCGCTAATCTCTTCGTGGTTGGCGTCCAAGCCCTCGACGTATACAGTGCGGGCCCCGGTGCCGTTTGCTGTATCGTTGGCACTCGAGGAGCTGACTTTCATCTGCAGGGCAGCGGCGGGAAGCGGGATGATTCCGCTGTACGGCCAGACAGTCACGCGGGTCGTATCGACGTCTGGATTGTAACCAAACACGATGACGCTCCGGTGCCCCGTGATCTGGCCACGTGCAACTTGAAGTTCGAATGGCTCGGTGAGCCCGAACCGAGAGATGGATGATAGCTCCCGAGCCATTCGTTTCTCCTTACGACCAGAACAGAGTCTGAGCGGTGACGTTGGTGGCCGTCGCTACAAACGGATCGGACTCAAACAAGGTGCCGGTTCCCGGCAACATGATATCGTAAGTCCCGGCGGCACCAAAATCTAAGTCGATCTTAGTGACACCACCACTCCCGCTCGTGAGGGTGATGCGGCCAGCGCCGCTCAGCGTTGCTACGACCATACGGATGCGAGCACGACCGATGCCAACGGCACCAGTAGCTGTTACCCGTTTAGCGCTGATATCATAGTTGTCGGACATGCCGTCCTCCTATTAGGCGTCGTAGCCGAAGATTTCGATCAGCAGACGACCTGCGGTGTAGGCCGCGTTCGAGGTGCCCTGACCA